CCCCTACGCAGGCAGCAAGCCGAACAACGGGATCAGTTGCTCCGCTACGCCCCATGATCATTGCTCGTGGTAATGCCTTGAGGCGTCGAGCTGCCAGCAATATTCCAAGTAAGCAACTTGCCACTCGGCTTCACTGTCAAGCATGTACTGCTGCATCGGGCTAAACGTAATGCAGTCTTCAGCAGGAAGATGATCAAACAAAGCAAGGATGCGTTTGAACAGACGCCACAAAGCACGCAGCATTACTCTTGGTCCTTGTTGAAGTTAACAACCTCAGTTACAGCGCCTTTGAAGCCGTGGTAGTACAACACGCCTTTGCGCTGCTCATCTGGGCAGAAGCATTCATAGCGAAGATCACGCACGATGTCTGTCAAAAGTGACAGAGCGTCATTCATTTGAAAAATCGCTGTCTCGTGGCAGGTTTCGCTATCATCGTCGTACCAGTCACCCATGGCGTTTACGACGGTGCTTTGAATCACTTTGAGTTGCGTCTCATATTTCTCTAGCCACTCACCCTTCAGCACCAACCGTTGCAGCCTGTCTTGGTGCATTTCTTTCTGACGTTGCTCGGCGTCAATTTTGTTTTGATCCATGATCGGTGTAGTCAAAGTGCGCTCCTTGATAGCAGCTTGCGTTTCAGATGGTTGATTCGCTAAAGGCAAAGCCCAAGCGATAAGGTCGTTGCCGTTTTATGCAGGACCACGGATTGCAGCACGAATCGGGACGGTAGAAGGCACGACGGACCACCAGTCCTCATGGTCTGGCTCAAAAACCATGACATCAGCAAAGCCTTCAACAGGCGAGTGCATGAAGGCAGTTTTGCCGCCTTGCTTTTTGCCGTTTTTGACGCTTTGCTCAAGGTTGCGCCAGCGATAGGGCACAGCCTCGATTGATTTTGGGTAGTTGATTGTTTCGGTCATTGAAAGCCCTCTTCAAGGTCAACGGTGATGCCACATTCATCCCAAAGACGTGCGGCGTACAGTTTGCGTAACTCACGCACTTCACTTGCCTTAGCCCAGTTGCTATGGCGCATGAAGTAGTGTTCGCGCTTAGTTTCCCATGTGTAGCCGATGTAGATCAGCTCACCGGGAACAGATTTGACAGCACTGCGGAAGTTCATCGCTGAATCTCCTGTGTGCCGCTATGGGTGCTGCCGTGATGCCCGCTGGCTTCAATGCCGATCATGGCAAAGACTGTTGCAGCAAACAGGAAGCAGATGAAGTTGTTGACGACGTTCAGCGTTTTAGTAGCTGTTCCACGCGTCTTTTTGCGGGATGTATTCGACGTGGAAGGTGGCTCCTGCAATGGTGCAGGAGCGCTTGAGTATGTCGAGCTTGTCGTAGGCGACAGCTTCGAGAAACGCGGCAGTTCCAGTCGGGACGGTGCGTGTTCCAAGGTCATCGGTAATAGTGCAGAGGACTTCAAACACTTGGTTTGTAGAGGTTTTTGGTTACCAGGCTGGGTGCCTGATGGGACCAGTATGGCTGGAATCAGCTCAAAAGCAACCTAGATCACACACAAGAGGGACAGTTTTAACATTGGTTCAGGTTGCCCCGTGCTTCAGCCCAGGAAACTGACCGCCTTTGCTGCGCCCGCTACTGCCAGCACTCTTGCGCCCTAGCCGCTCGTAACGCCGCTCAGAATCCTCATGCGCCTGCTGCACTGCCTCCTCGTATCCCGGCGGAGCCAGATCAGGACGACGCTCAAAAATTGCCCCCCAGTCCAAATCGCTCAAAACGGCAGCTCCGTCAGCTTGAACGCATCCCAAGCATCTACCCATGCCATCAGGCATTCGTCAGGCTCGCTTTTGATAAGCCGGTGCCTGCCGGGACCGATCACCACGGTGTAGCAGGCATCAACGGTCAGCCTTGGGTGGTGGTCGATCAACATCGCCAGATACCCGCCAAGCTGAGGCGTAGCAGCCTTGCGCTGGCTGACGCCGCTATCGCTGCCAACGGTTTTCAAATCGCCTAGCACCACCTTGTTATTGGGTGTGCGCAGCAGGAAATCAAAGCTGCCGCCGATACCCTTCCTTGCATCGCACAGCCGGTACTCCACCGCCAACGGCTCAGAATCGCGCAGCAGCCAGCAGTCCTGTACTGCTTGCGTCCAATCTTCGTACTCCGTTTCTGGTAGCTCATGCCCTAAAAGCATCGCCTCGCAGAAGGCATGGACGGCATTGCCGCGTGGTGCCCAGATGTGTTTGGTGCGCTCAAACTGCGCTTCCTGTTCCGGCGTGGTGCGGTTGGTGACCTTAGAAACGCTGAACGGCAACCAGCGCCCTTGGTAGCGATACCGGTGCAAAGCAGGGTGAAATTCAAGGTCTTGGACCGGGGGCAGCACGTTGCGCGATGGCTGGTTTCGGTGTAATCTACACCCGCCTTGCGCCTTACGCAACCATCGTGGCAATCGGAAAAGCAACCAACGTCGCCATCGACGACACCATCCTTGAACGCATCAAAGCCGTCATGCCGTCCTACCACTCGCAGAAAGCATTCATCAATCAACTGCTAGACGAAGCCGTCACACAAAGAGAAACACTCTGCGACAGGCTCACCAAATCTGCGGCACAATAAAAAACCGCCCAGCGGCTACTGGGCGGCAAACTGAACTATGACGACAGCATTATGCCAGACCTTGAGCGCGAAAGGCGTGCTTGGCAACTCTTGCAATGGGTTCCTTACTCATTGCCAACAGAATTTGACGAAGACCTAGCTCTTCAGGGTTACTACACCACCCTGCAAAAGCAGCGTAGTGATCTTGCTCTTGATGAATGGGACAAGACTCACGAAACGCCAACCAGCCCTGAGCTATCAGCTTTCAAAGAGCTTGAAGCAAAAGGCATTTACAACCAGTCAACTCTGTTTTCGCCAAGCAAAGCCAAAGATGGGTATTACACCACCCGACTCAAACAACTTGACAGCAAAGCCGTTAGCACTGAACGATCACCAAGATCTGCTCCGGCTTATCGAAGAACACGCCGCCGCCGTGGTCTTACATGAAAAAGACCGCAGCAAGCACGCGCAGCTTTTGCGTTTATACGCTGAAGAAATTAACTGCCCGATTAACGACAAGATTGCTGTCGCTTACATCGCTAGGGCAAATGGCGAAGATGTAGCCGTACCAGAACCCAAACGTCAGGGACAGAAGTTAAACAAGAATTCTGTTCCGTGGTGTTGGGATGGTTTGATCATGCAGGGTCTGTTCAATTTGCTGGTGGCTCCGCCAAAGGTGGGTAAGTCTGCTTTGCTCATTGGCATGATCGGCGCATGGTGGCGCGGTGATGTCAGCTTTCTTGGTAGGACATTTCAGCAGCCATGCCCAAACGTTCACATCATTGGCTCTGACCAGCCCGAATGCGACTGGTTCAAGCTGTTTGAGCGTGAGGGTTTGGTTGAGGAAGACGGTGCCATCGGCGGACCGATCAAAAGCTTGTGGTCTGCTGACGCACCACTAACCCTGCACGACGAAGGCATTAAGGCGATTGCCGACATTGCAGCCGCTGACCCTGGCTCGCTGTTCATTGTCGATAGCTACCACGCCTGCGTCAGTCGTTTGAACATCGACGAGGCAACGTCTGCCTTTGACGGTCCAGCGCGTCAGCTCATGACGGCTGTAACAGCGCACGGCTGCACGCTGATCGTGATTCACCACGCCAACAAGAGCGTTGCAGGTGGCAATGCCACCAATGCCAGCAGAGGCTCTAACGCCCTGCCTGCAGCGGCATCACAGCTCATCTTGATGAATTGGCTGCGTGCGCCTTCAGACGGGCAGTTGCAGACCGATCACCGTGTGGTGCTCAAAACGCAAGGTCGCGCAAAGAGCACGACGCTGCTGGTCGAACTTCAAGACGACGGCTGGATCAGCCATGGCGATGGTGATCACGCGTTAGCCCTAGAGGCTGCTGCAGACGCCGAGGAAGACCTAAGCGGTCGCCAGGCGGACATGTACGACTACATGGTGCAGCGAGCAGAGCTGGGCTTTGCCGTGACTGTTAAAGAGCTGGCAGACCACTTGAACCTGCCGAGCAAAAAGGTTGACCGGAGCCTGCGCAGTCTCATCAAGAAGGGGTTAGCGCAGCGTGATGGAGCCCTTGAGCCGGGTGCTGATGGTGGGCGTCCAGCCAATCTCTTCAGCCCGATTTTGATCGGAGAGGCTGGTTTTGGAGAGGTTTTGACCCCCTCTCCAGAAACGGGGGGGAAAACTGACCAAAAGGGGGTAAACCCTCCTTCTATATACGCCAGAAGGGGTTTACCCCCTTTTCCTCCTTTACCCCCTCAGATCCAGGGAGGGGGTTTTACCCCCCTGCGTCAAACCAAGCCAACCCCCTTTGTAATTGGCGCGTCTGTTGAGTTGTGTCAGCCGGACGGCTCGTGGGCTAACGGGTGGATGGTCTCATCTGAGTCCAAGCCTGAGGCAATCGCCGTTGAGCGTCTTGGCAACCCAAACCTGCGTAAGCGCAACCTGCGTCCTGGCCTTGACGTGCGCCTTTGCTCTGGCTCGCCTTACCCTCAGGCACCGTCACCAGACGACGCCGATAACGACGAACCGCCGCTGCCCTTTTGATGACTGAAAAACGCACCGCCGTCAAAGTCGGTTTGACCGCCGCCGAAAACGAACACATCACCCGCCAGGCGCAGGCGCTAGGCATGGATCGCTCCACGTTGATGCGCCTACGGGCGCTAGGCGACCCTGCAGTGGGCGCTGGGGGCTCCGTGGCTCCCTTGACCCTGAACGCCTACCACCGCGCCGTACAGGCTGCCCTAGGTGCCTCTCGTGGCTGCGCACCGCGCCCGATCATCGAAGCCATCGCCGCTGCCGTCCTCAACACCGTCTACAAACCCACCGCCCATGCCAAAACGCAAACGCCTCAAAGCCAGCCCCCAGGAAATGCTCAAACTGCTGGATGACTACTACCTAGCCCTCTACCGCCAGCGCCATGACCCCGAGAGACCGCCTGAACTCGTTGATCGAATCTGCCGCCACATCCGTCCAACCGACATTGGAAAACTTGTCTGATGGCAGCGTTCGCGTTTGCATCGGTCAAACATGCGGCACCGTCTCCTCACACCACCTAGTCGAACCAAAAATTAACCAACTCCGTCAACTTGACCAAAACCATTGACCGACTAACATATTCCCTGTTACCCTCTTATGCCATAATAAAATCGGCTATCATCTAGGCTATGGGCAAGAAATGCACCAAAGCTGAATCCGAGGATCGCGTTAATGCGATCTACGATCTACTCCTGCACGCAAATAGTAGAACGCAAATCATACGCTATGCCGCAGAAAACTGGAATCTTGGTGTTCGGCAGACCGAGCTATACATCGCTCGCGCCAGAGAATTACAAAAGCTAGACGCTGCCCTAGAACGTCCAGAATGGTTGGCTGCCGCTATCGCTCGTCTTCAAGATTACGAGCGTGAAGCTCGTGCTCGTGGCAATCTCGGCATCGCCATTAAAGCCTTAGAAGACCAAGCCAAGCTTCTGCAGTTCCCAATGTCATGAGTGTTCTGGCTGGCATCTGTCAACCCGGTTCACTGCTGGGCTTCATGGAAGCCAGCACCCAGCAGAACACTCAGCAGCTTCTAGAACGCATCAAAGCTGACCTGCATCCTGGACAGCTTGCCTTTGTAGACGACACCGCAACGCAGATCATTGGCATCAGCGCAGGGTATGGAGCTGGTAAAACCCGTGCCCTATGCGCCAAGGCTGTCATGCTCGCAGCCGCTAATCAAGGATTCATCGGTGCGGTCATGGAACCTACCGGACCACTAATCCGTGACATCTGGCAAAACGACTTCGAGCAGTTTCTAGAGGCTTACGACATCCCTTACACCTTCAGGGCATCACCGCTGCCTGAATACATGCTTCATCTACCAGGCGGTGATACCAAGATCCTGTGCCGTAGCTTCGAGAACTGGTCACGCATCATCGGCTTGAACCTTGCCTGGGTTTTGGCCGATGAGATCGACACCGTAACTCCAAGCATCGCTAACAAAGCGTTTCCCAAGATCCTTGGTCGCTTACGCTCCGGCAACGTCAGGCAATTCGGTGCAGCATCCACGCCAGAGGGTTTCCGCTTTATGTTCCAAACTTTTGCCAGTGATGAGGCAAAGCTAAGAGAGGACAGGAAACTTATCAAAATGCGGAGTTACGATAATCCGCACCTTCCACCTGATTTTGTTGAACGCCTCAGGGCAAACTACGATCCAAGTTTGCTCAAAAGCTATTTAGAAGGCGAATTCTGCAACCTGACAACAGGCTGCGTTTATGACAGATTTGATCGCAGCAAGCATGTATTTAGCGAGCTACCGGACATTAGCCGTGAATCGCTCAGGGTTGGTATCGACTTCAACGTTGGCAACACCAACGCAGTAATCGGCATTCGTATTGGTGATCGCGCTGTCGTTATTGACGAAGTAGTTGGCGCACAAGACACAGACGCCCTCGCCCAAGAAATCAGGCGTCGTTACCCTGATCACAAGATCTACGGTTATCCAGACGCCAGTGGTGGCAACAGATCCACCAATGCCACTAGGACTGACATTCAGATCTTGGAAAGCTACGGCATCAGCAATCAGTCACCGCAAGCCAACCCACCAATCAAGGATCGCGTTAACAACGTTCAGGCGTTGCTTGAAAACGGCAAAGGACAAAACCGATTACAGATTTGGCATGGCTGCAAAAAGCTGATCGAATGCTTGGAGCTTCAATGCTGGGATGAAAAAACCCAGCTACCAGACAAAACAAGCGGTTTTGATCACGTCAACGATTGCCTTGGCTACTGGCTGCATCGTGACTTCTCCATGTTGCACAAGAATGCAGGACGCAGCACGGGAATACGGATCTACTGAGCTATTGTGGTGGTGCAGCGGGCGGCAACCCCTGCACCCGGCTACCTGAGCTACCAGGCAACATGGACATCATTACACGCAAAGACGCCCTTGCGCAGGGGCTCACGCATTATTTCACCGGCAAGCCTTGCAAGCG